ACGTAATGTATCCATCGCTCAGTCCTTTCTCAAAGTATTGATATTTAACGGATAGAGCAACTTACTTTCTTGGTGGTACTGAATGACTAATCCAGATACATCGATGGCAATGTGGGCATTTGTAACCCATGGCCCCACTACTGTCCATGTCAAACGACTCCCACTCGAAAACATCATTGCATGGGCAGACACCGCCATTCCATTCTCGTTTGTCCGTCAACCAACCGATGACAAACATCGAAGCCATTACGATTAGCAAAACAATCGCTATTATCAAAATTACCGTGTTATTATCCATGATTAATCTCCTGTAGCCTTCACTCGTCGTCATAGTCTTCATCGCCATGGATAGGACAATCTCCATATATCTCGATACCTCTTCCATGGCATTCTGGACACGTTTCTGGCTCGTCCATATCATCACAGCGATGAGGGCCAAGATACTCGCCGTTCATGGCATACCACACTGTGCCAGAGCCATTGCATTCAAGACAAACCACACAATCGCATTCTCTCATCGCTCACCATCCTCCACCAGCTCGAACTCGATCACCCACACGAGCGGATTGTCATCCCAGCGTCGTCCAGGTGGCTGGATGCTGTCCCAGAGACTACAAAAACGTTCTCTAGCACTTTCTGTCAGCAGAATTCGCCGTCCCCACCCGCACCATTCAAGTTCAAATACTCGTTGGCAACCCTCTTCTATGGCATCCTCTTCTGTGATGTCCTGCACCCTCTCACTCCGGATGCCAGTCACGCGAATCCGCGCGATGCCTTTCTTGCCACGGCCTGGCTGGACTGCATATGTGCGTCCTATTTCGTACTTCACGCGACTGCCGGGATCACCATGCAGCACTCTAGAAACATGTCTAGTCCACCCATTTTCATAGACTGCCGTTTGTCCATCCTTGATCACTCGCCGCGTCTGCGTCTTGCTGCCATTCAAGACAGCATCAATCGTGTGTTGGAATATCATTTATTGGACTCCTTTTGCGAAGGAGTGCAATTCGGGCACTCCGCCACCCATGGTGCCATAACAGCACCACACTTAGGACACTCCCAGCCTTGCTGATGTCCAACGGGGCTGGCAACTTGCTCTCTTTTTTGACAATTATCATCATGTTTGCAAACAGTTAACTGATCAGGGCGCTTAATCCATGCTCCGTTAGGCCAACAAACGTAAACCCAATTATCACAATCAGTACGCGATATATACCACGCTTCATTGACGTGCCATTTGTCTTGACAGATGTACATCCTTTTTTTAAGCTTAGCTGCTTGCTTGCGTGCTTCCTCAATTGCCTCTTCGAATGTCATCGCTCACCTCCTAATCGTCTAGCCAGTGCGTCAAACCAAGACGCTCGGCTATCAATGCAATTATCGTAACAACCAAGAAAGCGTATCCCATACTCGAAAGTACAGTTATGAATTTGTCGATCATCGTTCACTCTCCTCTCTTTGACACTGCCAAATGTCTTCTCAACTCAAATACCTATCATGCTTTTCTCCAGCAATTCGAGCTGCATCTAGCAAGTCAGATAGTGTAATTCCAAACTCATTATCGCGAAGCATTCTGTACATCTGTTCCACCAGAGCGAAGAATACGGGATCTCGTTGATAACGTTCCGTTGGCGTCTCTGGCGCAACTTGTTCAATTTTGCCAGTGCCAATTTCGCTTAGATAACTCTCATAGTCTTTCTTTGTGTACATCTCAACCTCCTATAGGTGTTCACTCTCGCTTTCTCCAAGACACTCTTCATCGATAAAACGCTTGATGTAGCCAGGGGCTTCATCGTACGCGCACCCCTTCTCCATGCTGTTATCCTCTCGATACCGAGCGTAACACTTACGCGGTTTCCAGTCATCATGATCAAGGTAGTCGCACACTGCTGTGTTCGTATAACGCCCGCAGCCAAGACATGTTAGCACGCTCATCACTCACCTCTCCATGTCAATCAAGTCATCCTCTGGGCAGCTCACCTGGGCATGACTGCCGATGTAGTCAGGCAGATCCACCTTGACGACATTGCCCTTGCTTTCGAATCGTGGAATGCCACTGTTCCAGAGTACAAGCCCATCCATGTCCGGCCTGGTCTCGCGCCCCTTCACCTTCACAAAGAGCACCTGGCCGCGCGGGCACTCGAAATCTTCGTAATCGTCATTATGAATTTCCCGCGCTACATAGTCCGGGCTGTAGATGCCGATCAGGTTGGCCACGTGCTGGACGATGGTCCGTGCTCCCTCAAGGCTGTGCTTGGTGGGATAGGCGGCGTTCTTCGCGGCCTTCCACTTCATGCCGGCAGTAAGCTCCAGTCGCTGCTGGGCCGCTGCAATGATGCCCCAGCCCGTTTGGCGCATGGTGCGCAACATCAGCGCCGATGCCTTGGTCAGGTTCTCATAGCGAGTGTCGCGTCTCTGAGAGTCAGCCAACTCGTTTAGCGTATCGACGAAGCAGATCCCTGGCCTGCCGTGCCGGATAGTGGCAGCCTTAAGGTGGTCGCCAATCTCTTGCGCAGAGTTAATATGCCCGACCACCTCCAGCGGCAGGTGGCTGAGGTCGGATGCCGTTTGCATACAGAGAGTCATCATCTCGCTGCCCATGGGCTTGCCATTTACCATCCCGTAACGAATGAATGTAAACGGGACTCCCGAGGTTACCGCCACCATGCGCTCGCGGATCCGCTCCTCCAGGTTTTCGAGGGTGACGTAGACGACCGGGACCTGCTGGGCGGCCGCCAGCGCCATCTGCACCAGCGCCCACGACTTGCCAATACCGGTCGGACCAAAAACAACTGAGTATGTACCGGGCATGAAGTCGCCGTCGAAGATATGGTCCCACTCCGGTAGACCGGTCGTCAGACCTAAGTGCGGGCGGTCGTTCTCGGCATCGCGTACACGCTGCATGAGGTCGTCGAGAAACTCGCCGAAGAGCGTCCCGGCTGGCTGGTAGGTGCGGATCATCTTTCCGGATAGGTGATTGAGCAGTGCCCCGACCTGCTCGTGGATCTGCGTCAGGCCGGTATCGTCGGAGTGCGCCAGGCTAGCTATGGTCTGCCCAGCGTCAATCAGCCGTCGGCGGTAGGCCATCTCGGCCACCAACTGAGCATATCCGCCGGCGTTGAGTGACGATGGTGTACGATTGACTAATTCAAGCAGATAGGACTGTCCGCCACATTCCGCCAATCTGCCGGCCACATCGAGCTCGTGAGAGATCGTCAGATAATCAATGTCGATACCTCGCTCCTTGAGGCTCAGTGCAGCATCGAGTATCCAGCCATTGCGGATGATGAAGAAGTCGTCAGGGGATATGCGCTGGAGTACTTCATCCAGGCAGGTCGGATTGACGAGAATGGCTCCCAGCGTTGCTTGCTCAGCTTCGATATCTTGAGGTGCAAGTTGATCTGAGCGCAGCGTGACAGTTTTTGAGCTCATGCCCGGACCCTTCCCTTCGAAAAGTCAGGCAGGGCTTCATCGCCGTCGCCGTCGTTCTGGCGGGACGCCTCCGGAGGTCGCCCTTCGTTATTGCATCTTCTGAGAATACCTGAGACATAGCGCATGCTTCTCTTGTTTGCCTGGGATGCAATCTTGATAGCTGCCTCTATCCAACTCTCTGGGACCGTGTCAAGCCAATCATTCAGGTCGTCTGCTATCATTGGGGTCAGTATTCCGATGTTCTGTTCATAGACGGCAAAGATTTTTGGTCTGTCACCATTACCACCACGTGGGGGTTTGGGGGTATCTTCTATAATGTCAATACCTTCTATATTGGTAATATCTTCTATTTCGCTAGGCGAAATTTTGGTAGGCGAAATTTCGCTAGGCGAAATATTAAAATAGAGGGTATGATGCGTGATTCCATCTATGGTTATCACCCCAGTAATCTGCATGACGTCCTGGCGTTGATGCAAATTTAGCTCGGCTGCACCTTCTCGCTTGTCGTATGGCACAGACTCGAGTGCGCCATGTTCAACGAGCCATGCTTTGGCGGCCGCCACCGATTCGCTGGCGAATCCAGTCTCGGCAGCAATAAGTTTTGCCGACGGCCATGACCTGTTGCGCTCGTTAGCGTGCAGAAGGTAGCAAATATAGACGGCGAGCCGTCCGCGTTCCCGGAACTCTGGTAGAACCTTTCTCATTTGCCAGTGAAGTGTCGTATTGCTCATCTCGCAATCCTTTTGAGTTCTATCTGTGTGGAAGATGGCCTTGTAATGCCCAGACTATTAGAGGGCGGATGCGCCCGCCCTCATTGTTTTCTCACTCATTACTTCGTCGCAGCCTGCCCAAGCTCGATGGCTACCGTCCAGCCGTCGAGCACGTCCAGCTTGTCCTCGAACTTCATTCCCTTCTTTTCGAGCACTGCCTCACGGAGCTGCCCAGGCGTCATGCTGAAGCCCTTGAAGTGCTTTCTGAGCCATTCCGACGCCACCAGCCAGCTCGACGGTTTGCTACGCTTTAGGGCCAGAATAGTAGGATCCTCGCCGTTGTCCTTGGCTGGTTCTGCAGGCTTATCTTCGGTCTTATTGGTCTCAGGCTTGACGGCGACCTTCTTCTCTGCCTTTACGCTCTGAGCCTTGACGGCAGCCTTTGCCTTCTTCTTCTTCGGTTTGTCCTCGGGTTTAGGTTTATCATCCGCGTTGTCCTCGACTAGGTTTCCGTCTTTATCCCTTGGGAATGCCTGGTCCAACTCGCTCTTCGGCTCATCTGCAGGCGGTTCCTCGTCATTGTCGCCGTCTTCAAACATGTCCATTTGCCCCTGGTCCTTGTAGACTTCCCGCAGCACGCGCTGGGCTTCTTCCTTTGCCTCGTCGCTGGGGCCCCATTCGTCATCGCCGTCGGCCTTGACGAGATCAATGAGCACTGAGGCTGTTTTCTTGCTCAGCTTCTCTGTTGTGTCGGTTCCAGCTACGAACTCAAGGTAGGCTTTCGCGTCCTTCTCCTGGGTTGCACTGCCCTTGTACAGGCCTTTGAGTAGCCCAGTCAGAACCTTGCGCTGCTTGTCGGTGGCACCATCGCCAGGGAAGAGCGGATAGCCATTGCTTCGCACGTACTCCTGGAGGAGCTCCGGATCCAATGGGCGATCGAGATCCTTCAGGTTTAGTTGTTCAGGCGCTGCGGCTAGAGCAGGACGGTGCTCGCCGCTGCCGTCACCGCCGTCCATCACCTGGAACTCGCCCTCGATGGAGTCGTCATCGGCATTGCCAACGGTTACAGAACCGCCATTGCCGTTCACCCGATCGGAGAATGGCAAATCGAAGGCGCGCTTCAGGGCGTCACTCTCGGCCCGCTTCTTGACAAGCTGACAGCGCTCCATTTTCGATTTTTCGCCCTTGCGGACCACGCCGATCCCGACGTATACCGGCATGGGGCCAAGCATCTCCCTGGCAATCTCGAACGATCCGCACATGTCGAAAACCTGGCGCAGAGTCTTGGAATACTGCTCACATGCGTCGCCTCGTCGCAGGTGGCATATCTCGGCCAACTCGACCGGTCGCCCCTTCGCATCCGGGGTGTCCAGACCGTACTGGGGATACTCTTCCGGCATGATGGGTGTGAAGTCTAGGTAGTAGTGGTGTCCATCCGCCAACTGGCGCTTGGCTGCTTTGCGAAGCCCCTTGACGCCTGCCATAAGAGATGTCTCGCCCTTGTTCTCATTGTAGATGACCCATATCTCCCCGTTCCAGGGGTCCAGGTCATGGGCGTAGGCGGCGGTGGCCAGGGCGCGGATGCCGCTATCGGGAACAGCTAGGGCGTTTGGAAGCCCGGCCCGCATGCGGTCGACCAGCTCGCGGATCTCGCTGCGTTCGCCGTAGTAGAGGGAAATCTGTTTCTCTGTCTTCAATGGTTCGTCTTGGTCTTGCACGGTTTCAATTGCTTTTGCTTCTTCACTCACGATACTCTCTCCTGTCTCATCTCGGCGATAGTTCTCGCCAGCTGTCGAATACACTCCCAGCAGCGCCACCGGAAGCCCTCGATACAATAGACAAATCTGCCTTTTTCTACTGTGCGCTCGCAGAAAGGGCAGCCGACATCGTGCATTATGGGCATCCTATGCACCGTCTGTTTGTAGATTCTCTTCATCGATGCTACACTTACCTCACTTATGTGCACGTGGCAGGCTGGGAGAATGAGCCCTCCCGCCTGCCTTTTGCTTTGTCGTGCCTCTCAGTGGCGCCGCGGCCTCCTTGTGGCCTCAATCGCAGCACCGTATTCGAACGTGTACTTCCGTGTCTTCCCAGGCTTAGCATCGCGATCAACGATGTAGGCTCGGGGTTCGTGGGCGATCATGCTGACCGCTTCGCCAAGGGAGTTGGTAAAACCAAGCTCCCGTTCTTCAGTGCAAACCGCATAGCGTCTCTTCACATCGCACCTCACGATAAACCAATCTGCGAACGTAACTCTGCACAATCCGCCAGTTCGTCTAGCGTCATTGGGCGGATCTCGGTGGTGAACGTGCTGCGGCAATTCTCATTGCTGCATGTCTCAAGGCGACCAACGGTCTTGCTGATTACATCCCGTTGATTGCCATGAAAGCGCAACTCATGGCCGCAGTACGGGCATTTCTTCAATCCGTTCATCATATCAGCTCCGGTGGAATTTCGTTGGTGCCCAGGATGTCCTGGAGGCTAAAGCCAAGCTCAACCTGGCTGACGATGTTGGCCAGCTTCTCGATAGCTTGGGCCTTGGTTTCGCAATGGATACGTACCGGGTGTAGGTTGTCCGTATCGGTCAGGATCACATCGGAGTCGATAACCCAGTAGCGTCGGAATCCTAGCTCGATCATGTTGCGGGAGCGCAGGCCCTCGCGGATCTTCATCCTGCACTCATTCGCCCAGGCGTCGTTTCCGAGTGTGGGCTTTTTCTTGTTGCTGTCGTAAGTCACGTAGTCTGCCATCTTCATACTCTCCTGTTGTTATTGCTAGCCTCTTGGTACCGGTACTCCGTCCTTGGTCCTGTTTACTCAAATCTCCATCGAGTAGTAAGTAACGTACTTGTTCGCTGCCTGTCCGGCTGCTAACTCGGCATTGCGGAGCTTCCACTGGCCGCGCTGGAGATTGAATTCCTTCATGCTGCCATTCACGGCCTGGCTAAAAAGATTGAAGTAGGCCTCGGCTTCATTCAGGAAGTCGGCGATGGCCTTGGCCTGGGCCGGGGTGTGCTGTAGTGCCTCTGGCTTTGGCTCTGGATTTAGTGTAGCTGGGAGGGCGATAACGCCTCGGGTTGGGTAGCGCTTCGGATGCTTGCTGAAGAATTCCACGCGGTTGCGGCGAAGCGTCCTATCTTCGCGCTGCTGTAAGCTCTGTGCCCTGGCCGGGAGCTGTGGAAGGTCGAGAACGCGAAAGGCCGGGGCGCGCAGTCTGTCGACGTGTGCCCACAATGCCTTGGTGTTCGGGAACTGGAGAGTCACCAGCGTTACATCGTCCGTGAGCAACCAGCAGCGCTCGGTGAGACGTGTGACGGTGTACTGACGGCCAGCGACTTCGATGTGTTTGTTCTTGACTTCTGGGGGATTTACTGCGATAATTTCTTTAGCCATTTCGAGAAGCTCCATTTCTCTGGTGGTTAGCTCTCGGGCGGTGTTGATAGCACCTTCCTGGAGCGCCTTTTTTTTGTTAACCTCTACCCTTAATGATATTCGATTTGTCGCCATATGTCAATAGATATTTATGGGTAAATACCCTACTTTCTGCGCTTATGCTTTCGAGGTCTTCCCCTCTTTGTTGTGCTGGGGGCAATATTCCCGATTGCATCCTCTGTCACCACCCATATGCGACCAAGGCGATGGGCCTTCACTCGTCCTTGCTTTACGAGAACATGTAATCTTTGGCGAGTAATCCCCATCAACTTGGCGGCCTCCGGAAGCGTATACATTCTTCCGCTTACCGTATCTCGTTCGCGAAAAAATTTTGACAATCCCATAGGTAACTCCTTTCGATTTTGCTCAGACGGCACGAGATATGTTGTTAAGGTACGATTTGGACAGCAGTGTTTACGCCGCCTCCAGGTCGCCGTCGACCACCAGCTCAGACGGCAGCTCACCGAACTGCTCGCGCAGCAACGAAGCCCATTCCCGATACAGAATCCAGCGTGGCCCACATGGATCATCTTCGACGATTCCGCACAGGACCCGCTCGTCCGGTTCGGCCTCGCTGGTAAGGAATAGTCTGCTGCCATCGGCCTTAAGGCTAAACCCATTGCCCAGCGCCAGCTCATCGATGCGCAGTTGCTGCTCTCTGCGCTCGTGAATACGCTCCCGCAGCATAGCTATCGTCATTCCCATGGCTTCCTCCATGCGCCTGGCTCATATTCGGCCAGGACCTGCTTGATCTCGTTGTTCTTGCACCCCTCGAACCACATCCGCTCACCATTGGCATCGGCTACCACGCGATTGGCAATCTTCACCATCACAAACGTGTTTCCGTTTACGGTGATGTGCAACTCCCGGCCGCTGTCGAGGACATCGTATAGTGTAGGATTGATACTCATTGGTGGTTCCTTTGTGCGTATCGCTTCGCGTTTCTGCACAGCCGCTTCCTGTGGTCGCAAGGCGTGTTCACAAAGCACTGGCACTCGTCACACCAGAGATAAGTTCCCGACAGCGTTTTGCCGTAATAGTGGCAGTGACCGTCTGCGTCGCAATAGTCTGCAAACCGAATCGCACCGGTCGCACAATCAACATCAAATGTGATCGACTGTGTTGATGAGCTCATGCTGTACCGTCTGCCTCGCCGTCATGCAGCACCGCCATGAAGTGTTCTGTGCTCTCCGTGAGGTTCTTCAGCGTCTGGAGCTGCGGGCTCATCTTTACGTTGTCCGGGATGGGGGCCTGCATCATGACACCCGGAAGCTTCGGGTTGTCAGACGGCTTCATGCCGGCCGCAACCTTGTGCATGAATTCGCGGATCTCGCCACGTCGCGCAACGAAACGCAACTTGTGATCTGCCGGAGAGGTTAGCCCTACCGTGACCCCGCTCGGATGCTCGGGATGTTTCAGCAGGATTGCAAATCCAGTCTGCTTTAGTTCGTAGCCATCGAACAAGACGCGAGCTTGCATATTTGTCCAGTTGTTGATTGCAAATTCGATGGCGTCTTCCATCTCGTTAACTCGGGCGGGCTCTACGGGCAGCTTGCTCATAGCGATGGCCTCCAGGACCTCTGAATTGCTCTGCATCTGTTGAGGGGTGATAACGGGTGGCTGGTAGCGAGTAGGGGTAACATCACCGCGAGCAGCAAGTGCCTTGCTGCGTGCATCAAGCCAAGCCTTTTCACGCTGCTTGGCCCGCTCGTATCCTCTCGGGTCATTGGCTATTTTTTTGCATGTGCGATTAGCCTCTGCTACGTAGTCATAATCGCTGCTTGTCTTTTTGTCTTGAGTCGTAGCAGAGAACTTCACAGGGTAGTGCCGACGCGCAAACCAGTCATGCATGGCGGTCGCGTACCACTCGCCAGGCATCACAGACGAAACCTTGCCACTTAGTCTTGTGGATCCGATCGCGGCCAGATACACATGAACTGCCCACATAAACCCCCTGGGGCCAATCTCTGCGATCGTGCCTATACTACCAACTGGAACCCAGACAACAACTCCATCCTGCCAATGTTCATATGCATGCTGCCACGACTGGACCTCTGCATCCATCCAGTTCTCCCAGACGGCCATCATGAAATCGTGAGCCCAGGCCTGCTTACTCTGCATTCCGCAGGTGTCATCGTAGCCGACGATGAATTCCGACTCGTCATCGACCATAGCAAGCACAGATTGCCAGTGCTCGACTGCCGCCTCGTGCTCGCACTCCTTACAGAGACGCCCCAACCACGACGGCACCGTCAGCACCGTATCGCTCTTGCATCTCTCACATCTGTTGTCTGGGGGATCAACATTATCGGGGGCGTGATCAAGGCCAAACTGCACTCTCTCTCCTCTGGCCATGCGTCGAAACATCTCATTGTGTCCTGTATATGCACTTGCCATACTATTCTCTCCTGATAAATGATGGGGCGGGCATCCGCGCCCCTGAGCGATGACCCTACAAATTCAGTTTGTTGTCTGCCTACTGCCTAATCTCCTGCGAGGTCAAGCCCCCAGGAATGCCGCTGGGGTGGCCAGTGGGGAACTGGCGATCCGTGGTGGATATTTCCACCTGGGAAGACACGACATGAGTACGATGTTTATTGGCGGATAGCGTGTGTCGTGCCCTCCCAGGTGGAGCGGTGATGGCAACACCGCCCACCCATAGGAGAGAAGTATGGCCCCTGTGCGAGGGGGAATACCCTTGTTAAAAGAGAGGGCTCGATGTTTATCGAGAACATCTGCTGCTTGGAAGAATGGACGAGTGAGCCCTCTCGATAGCGGGGATGGGTGCTGGCCCCATCTACCAGCCTTATGAGGACTGGCTGTCACTGGACACCCCGCAGTAATGACCAGGCCACGGACAATTTCGCTCGGTACTCACACGATGGCCTGGCTCCCTGCTTCTTATTCCCCGATCTATTGTATCTGTCGCGAGCTGCCGTCTCGCCCGATGTTGTGGGCTTATCCCCATTATCCCACGAGTCGTGTCTATTCGAGGGGGCACGGCTAAAGGGTTACCGATACTTGCGCTTGCGGCTGTACTTTCGCCGATTAAAGCGCCGGTCCCTCTTTGCAATCTTCCGGCGCCGCTTCTTCTTGTCCCAGTTCGGATCCTTGCACTTGGGCGTTAGCTCGTATGGCATAACATCTTGGAGCCCGACGAGCATTGCGATTTTCTCGCCCAGCGTGACGAGGATATCATTCTAAATTTCGTCCCTGTGAGCGTTTTGGGTTGATAGCCCCATAGAACTACCTATCTCTCCGCTGCGTTGAATTTCGCCCCTTAAAGCTGCCCGCTGCTGGGGTCTGTGACGCCACCATCAACGCTTTGTGCTTCACCAGTATCAAAAAGACGCAATCGCTCATCGATGGCTCTCCTGATCCACTCGCTCATCGATATGCCCTGGGTAGCCGCAGCGATGCGGGTTTTTGTTTTTGTTTTGCTGTCGATCCACAGCGTCAATAGCTGATCCATAGTCTCGGGTTTTCCTGTGATGTAATCGTGATTCTGTCCCTTACAGTATACATAAACTATTACGGTTTTGTCAACTAAGTCGGTGTTCGGAACATAAGGTAAAGATCGTCTGAAATCGAGGAATTGGTCCTCATTTTGCTTGACATCAAGGTAGGACCATGGTATAATGTATCTATTGTTGAGAGAAACAAATACCGGACAGCAGACCAGCGGGGGCTACCGCGAACCAAGGAGCGAGGAACAGAGCGAAGGGGCACTTCGCAAGTGACAGTCAGAGAAGACGAGGCGATTATCAAAACATTCAATAGGAGAGAATACGATGGATAACAGCAACTACTACTTCAAGAAGCACACAGTTTGCAAGCATGTAGCAATCGATTGGAATTGCAGGATTGGATATTACCGCTTTCACAACAATGCAAGCAGCATGAGCGTGGAAGAGCGCAAGAGTATTTTGGCAAAAATGGGGTTGTATTTTGTGAAGATTGCCGCCAGCACCTTTTCACCACCTAAGTGGTATCTAGCCAACAAAGTAACAAGAGATCACATTCAGACCAATCACGTGAGTTGCTTTGGCGATGACAAGATGGGCTACAACCCATTCTCGGGACTAGGGGATGACTTCTATCTCTGTCCTGCAAAAGCAGCTGACGCCAAGATTGCGTTGTATCTACGTAACAATTCCTAGTACACATAGGAGGCTAATCGCCTCCTTTTCTCTGGCTGTCACAGTACTCTACTCCTGGCAGTAGACATTCGGTCTGCTGACTAAAATAGGAGAGTGTGAAATGTTTGAGATAGACAACGCCGCAATGCAGGCACTGTTCGAGTTCCAGGCATGTATGGAGCTGGAATACATGGGCGAGAGTCACGACGACGAATGGCGCGTGAATGAGTGGTTATGGATGAGCACACAGGGCGGATTTGAGACGAGTGAGCAGGTCCTCGACAAATTGGCGCTTGGGCTGGCACTTTATGCGTCTGGATACAGATTGCATCACGGGCCTCGTAACACTCACTGGCGCTTTGACGTGCCAGACGTAGCGATCGCTCATCGAGTAGTCACCGCCGGATACATCGCCACCTCGGAGTGTCGCCAATTGCAGTATGTCGTCAAGCAATAGCACTAGCGCAGTACGGCATCATGTATGCCTACTGCCATGAGTAGAGTACACATGATGAGCAGCGAGCAGCGGACGATGAGAGCCGCTTTAGCTCATGGGAGAGATTACGATGTTTAACTCACGAACAACCTTAAAGGCAATCAAGGAAGCAGCGAAGGAAGACTTTGGCGTTTTGCTGACGAACGAACAAGCGAAAGACATTCGCGATTCGTTCAAGACAGGCAGTGCAGTCTGGACGAGTGAGCGCTTCGTCAGTGTAGCCAATTCTCCAACAATCAAGCGCATAGATGCCAAGGGCGTTCAGTATCTCGCGTATGGTGCATTCTATACCACGAAGGAATGGAATGCAGCATACACAACCCTATAGCCATTCGCAGCCAGGCCGCATGGCCTGCTGCTCACTGCTCATCAGCATCTACCCTGCTGGCAGTGGACAACGAGAGCCACTGACTAGCATAGGAGAGTGAGAAATGACTAATGAACTTTTTGACTTAAAAGAATACGCGATTCTCGTGACTGAAATTGCAAAAGCAAGAAAGAATACTTTGGGAGACAAATTCAACGAAGTCGATTTCTTTTGTGGCGCAATGGTTGCGTATGAGCATCTAGGCCGGCTTGGCGAAGCACCAGCAAACTGGATCTTTGCACCAATGCTTGGCAAAGACATACTCGCAGACTAGTTCGTAGCAGTCAGGCATCAGCGATGCCTACTGCCAGCAGGGTAGATGCAGAAAGGATAACAATGACGAAGAAAAAGACGATAAAGGTGACCGAAGAGTTTGTTGCCGCGGTAGAATCCTATCGCAAGGCCATGAACAAGAGGTCGTGGACGGCAGCGCTAGTCGATTTAGCGTCGATTGGCATCTACAAAATGAGTGGCATAATTCCGCCCACCACAGGAGCGTGGGGCGGAGACCGCAAAAGTGAGGCATACCAAGGCCAGGCAGAGGCAACCGTAGAGCGCCTGGAAGTTGAACTACTTGGGCTTCCTCCTCTTGCGGACGACGACTAAAAGACCCGCCTTCGGGCGGGTCTTTTTTTTGTTTCCCTAGCCGCAAACTAGCCGCGATCGAGGGCTGCGCTTATGTTGAACTGCTTGACCTGGTTGGCTTGCGTCACCCACCCGATCCGCTTCCATACCTCATGAGCGAGCTTTGCAACGCCGGCCTGCGCGAACATCGGTATAAGTAGCGCAAAAGCTGTAGCGGCTTGCACGAGTGCGTCCACTGAGTTTGTAACATCGCTCTCGATACCAAGATGCCTGGCCAACGCCAGAGCGCCGATAGCAAGAGCCCCGATAACACTCTGCCAGGTGGCAGCTTCGCCTTCACCCTTGATCAGCCCTACTTTGATCAAAAGCTCGACGATGCGCTCATTGGCCAGAGCCACGATGATGGTGATGATCACCAGGCTTACAACTGTCGCAATCTCCATGTCCTACCTTATCCTTTCTTCTTGAGTAACCAGGCCGCCATCCATCCTTCGGCCTTTTCGGACTTCACATAACACCAGGCCTTGGCCTGGCCCAGTACAGCAGCTTCGTCGGCGCTCGTATATCCAGATGCGCCATAATCCATTTCGCCAACGATGGGAGCGATCAGAGAGTGATGGGCACGCACATTTTGGCCGGTTGTGCTCGTTGTCACTACCTCTATTGCTCCAGCGGGTATCTGGAGGGGCTCTGGACCTGGATCTGGCTCGGGCTCGGGCGGAACTGGGACGATGGCTCCCGGAGGAACAACCTTGCGCTGGGTGTAGTTCTTCTCTCTCAGCGTCCTGATGATGTCTGCCCAGCAGTATTTCCAGCCCGATCCAGTCTGGTCCTCGGTTATCTCTCTGAAGTCCCAGAAGCAGTAGCCGGCCAGATACCAGTATTTTGAGAGCAGTTCGTTGAGCTCGACCAGCTGCCGGGTCAGTTGCCAGGTCTCTGGAACGTGGTCTCCCGGCTTATCCATCGCGTAACCTAGTTCGCCCAAGACGAGAGGAACGTAGAGGTTCATGGGCAGGATATGCCGGTTGTACAGCAGTTCGTGCCGGGTGATGGTGCATTGGGGATCCGCGACCAGGCTGCCCCGGTTACCATAGGCATGCAGCTGCAGAGCAGCCCGCCATTCGGCGAGAGGCTTACCGGAACCGTCACGGTTCACTCTGTCGATGAATTCGAACACCGGCGCCCAATTGATCCACTCGTCGACGCCATGGTCCAGCTCCGGGACCCTGGGGCGCCCATAGGATTGGTTGCCGAGCAGGAATTTCAGCCCATAGGCCTGCATGGTGTGCCCAAAACCCAGGTTGTAGGCCGGGTTTCTGGCCGAAATGTCGTTGATCTCATTAGGTCCGCCTTCCCAGGCCACCCATTCTAGGTTGCGGTCCAGAACGTTGTGTGCCGTCTGGGTGGCGAACCACACCCCAAGGTTGTAGGCCTCTTCCTCGGTCTTGATCTGGTTATAGCGCCGATGGAGCTCGCCTCCATGGCCGTCTTGCTCCTCGATGTCGAGGTCGATGTAGCGCCCGACGAACAGAGCGTCCGGGTTCCATGTCCGCCACTCGTGCAGGACGTGGCTGTCGTTGAAGTTCCCAATGCAGAACTTCACGACCGACGAGATCTCCACCAGGTTGCGTATTACGGTGCGCGGAAAATCGGCCGCGGTGTGAATACCAAAAAATCCTTCAGTCATCGATGTTCTCCGTTAAGGCCAGATGATCTCACCGAGCTGCTGGCCTTTGTATTTATAGGCAACAGCCAAGTTGCAATGCGTTTCCTTGTCAACCGTGTCGAGCTCCTCCAGACAGAACCACTCATCCTCGCTGCCGAAGATATGATACTTGGCGTAGACCTCGATTGTTTTTCCGATGCCATAGCGATCGAGGCTGGTGCAGGATCTGTCCGGGCAGGTCCTGATGTTGGTGACAAACCACAGCTCGTACTGCGTCCCAGATGGCAGTCCCTGCCAGTAATCAGCAATTGGCTCTTGCTGTTGCCCGCCTAGTGGCGTGGCCTCGTAGATGCTGGGTGTAGGCGTTGGTATCCAGGTTTCCATTGGCGCTTGTGTCGCTGTCGGCTCGAGCGTGGGCGTAAATGCAACAGCTGGCATGACAGTTGTCGCCATTGTAGGAGTCGGAAAAGGCGGGTTGACATAAGTGCTGCAGGCCAGGATACAAACCAGGATTATTAAAATCGCGCTACGCTTTCTTAACATCACGGCTTATTTCCTTTTTTACTTTCGCCAGTTCTTCTTTGAGCCGCTTGCCTTCTTGCTTGACTCGTTCTAGCTCGGCTTTTAGCTGCTTGTTCTCTGCCTTCAGCTGTTGATTCTCAGCTCGCAAGTTAAGGTTTTCCTCTGTCAATTTCTGCATCCCTTCCTCTAGCTCCCCGACGCGCGTTACTACCTGCTTGATACGTATCTCGAAAAGCTCACGGATGTCTCTATTGCGATTCATTAGCGCGTCAACCAACTGTTGATTGGACTTGGTTTGCGCCTCAAGAGCCTTCCCGTGCGTATCGAGAGCACCTACGGCCTGAACAGCAAGCGGTATCATTGGCTTGGCCACGTCGTCAATGAACTTGTCACCAAGGTCGACTACCTGTCTGGTGACAGGACGAATAAAATTTAGCAGATATGCCCCAAAACCAATAAATAAGACCACCAGCATAATGGTCGGGCTTTCTGTTGCCCAGGCGTTACCTAACGCTTCGAAAAATTCCATAGTGCTATTCCCCTCCGGCCGCCTCCTGCTCGCCGGCGCGTTTTGATCAGGTGCAAACGATGCGCCTGATTCCTGCTAATATCCCATTGCCGTCTTCCACAACGCAGCTACCGCGGCTTGTCCTGCTTCCGTTTGGTGTGCCGTGTCGGAAAAGTTCGTAGCGTACCCATCGCCGCCCTCGAGGTCTGCTTCGTCTATGCCATCATACACATAACTGTAAAGCGCTACCAAGTCATCCACCCAGCCATGTAGAGTCGCGGTATCAGCGTGAGGCGTTGATGGCGGTACAGCCTGCAGCAAGACCGGTTTGCTGACGTATATTTTTGCGCTCGGCCACCTGGCATGGATAGCAGTTATGATTGTTGTGTAGTCAGCCTTCCACGTCGCCTCGGCCGGCAGAGATGCGAGATCGTTAGTTCCTAGATTGCACAGAACTACATCAGGATCAAATGTATTTGCGGCCAAGTCCGTCTCAACGGTGAGAGATCTGCTGTTAACTGTCGCGCCACCTGTTGCAGCCATCGGGAGCGCATTGCTCCAAAATCTCTCGGATGCCGCATTCAGCAATTGTGTCAAATACGGAGGATAGGTGGCGATCAATGATTTGCTGTCGCCAACAACAAAATAGTATGTATGGCTAGGCGCCAGGGCACCAGGTACAATTGCGCTGATGTCTATGGGCCATGCGAACAAGTCCGCTCCAGTTGCAAATCCTGAAACCTTGACGCCGGTCGCAGAGCTCTGAAACGATGCTGACGTATATGCTTGCTTGGCTGTCTTGTCAACAGTCACTCGCATATCGCTGGCGGCAAACCTGACAACAATGTGATAGGCTGTCGAGACTGTCCACGTTTGCGAAAGACCGCCAGTGGCACCCCGCTCTGTTTCTGCGCCTTCTTCCTTTTCGTACAGATAGATTTTACTTGCTGCCTGATCGCAGCGCACGATCCACGTGTTATCATCGTCGACGCGGCGAACCATGAGATTGAGCGTCTCGGCGGCTCCCGGGGTCCACACAAACGAAACGATAGCGTCTGCTGTGCTGGTCGCCGTCTGCGGGTTCGACGGCGATGCAATACTGCTGGTCGCCCAGCCATCGGCTGCCAATGCCCCTGACAGATCGACAACCCCGACGTTATCAACGACAAAAATGCCATTGTAATTAGACAGCGATGCATATAATGGCGTTGTGGTGGTCAAATCGTCAACCCACACAAGAGTCCAGTTCGGAAACTCTGTGCCGCCACGAATTGCGAGGAATGTTCCTGTGCTGCGCTGGACAAGGAGCAATCGATAAGCCACGGACAGCGTATAAGGCACAAGATCATAGTTGCCGGTTGCAACGCCAAAGTTAGGCCGCATATAACCTGACCCACTATTGGTAACAATGCTCCCATGACGACATAACACGGCAGATGCCCCCCAGCCAAGCACGACAACCCCGGACTGATAGCTAACGTCAAGCACGATTGCACGACCTGCACTACGTGCTTGAGATGCTCCTATTGTGGCACCTGGATCGCCATATCCGGGGGAGGACTTCCCTCCAGAAAATACGATCTTGCCTCCGCTGATCGTCAGTTTATTCTCGGTGTCAGACACCGCTCTAGTTCCAGGCCCCGGCTCGCAAGATGTACCATTCACGGCACCAACAGCACGTGAAGTCGCAAATAGATCAAGCAGCGAGTAGACAATATTCGTCACGCTGCCCGCAACACCAATCGTCGGAAAAAAGTACCGTCTAGCGCCTCGTCCGCCCATTATGCATCATTCCTTATGTCGTCAACTTCTGGTGAGTATTCCCAATCACGATCAACGGTACCCATTTTTGCCGGCACCCACCCCTTGCATTCCCAGCTCATCGCTTCCTCGTCAACATTCCAATCAACGCACAGCCATAATTCACCATCGAATGTATACTCTGACGTGTATCCAGTCGCTTCACCACCAATAAGTACGCCAACAATAGCAGCCCTGGCGTTAGGCAACTCAAGTACACTCAAATCGTCGTAAGGTGTAAATGACCCAAGTGGGACTGCATACAAGAATGGTTCTATCTCTATTTCACCCCATTTGTATCCAGGAGAATCGCGAGTCTCAAGCGTTGGCTCCATTGCTATCGACGCAGAGTGGCTTGACTGGTTGCGACGGCTAGAAACACCGACTGCAATTACAAATGCAAAAAAAACTACCATGAGAAAGTAGTATCGTTTCATAGAAATCGCCCCTGGGCTCTCAAGTCTGCAATCATAGTTCCAACAACATCGGCTAGCTCAGCGATTGCGACAGTATCGGCATTATATGCTCTATCGGTTGTGACGTTTGTCACTGAATAGGTCGGAGGCGTTAACGGCTGGCGCTGGTTTTTTTCCAGCTGGGCTAATCTCTCTTCGATTTTAGCCAATCGCGCCAGCAGGTTATTTTCTGTCGCCTTTCCGTCGACTAGATCGCTCGCCATTATTATGTCACCTCATTTACCACGAGCGTTAACGTACTATCGCGCTCGTCTGCCTCAATCGCCAGGATGCGCACTTGTGTTTTAAGCCCCAGCCCGTTACCAGTGAAGCCATACGTGACGAGCCTAATTGTTACCGTGTTTCCCAACCTGATGCTCCCGAGCGTATCAACATCGTCGTTAATGACCGCAAGTTTGAAGGTCTTGCGCGGCTGTTTGTGAACACTCAGCAGGTGATCGCAGTATGTTTGCGCTGTGTATCCGGTAGGAACAGTTTTATTAAAGAGGCCCTGCAAGGCTCCATAAAGCGCTATGCTGTCTTCATCCTCAGCCATCACGGTTGTTGTCGATCCTACCCCATCGAAAGCAACCAGCTTGATCGAATTGTAGATCGGCCCTTGCTCTACAAGCAGTGGTCCGCCGGCAAGTTCAAAATGCTTACCTTCTTCAAGCACTACGCTTTCGCTCAGGTCTTGTCCACGCGATAATCGCCAGTAGGCTGTCCACTGGATATTGCCTATACTATCGATACTGGGCTCGATTTCCCAATCCTGGCCAGTGCGTTTTGCTATGGAGGTCATCGCATTGTATACGCTCTCTGTTGTTTCCTCTGTCCAACTCTCACCGCCTTCATATGCATAGCCAAAATTTATCAGTGTATCCTCTGTTGCGTTAGCAGACGCAATCAGATCCTCGAATATTCCGCCCGCATATCCAGAATAACTCGATGCGGCTGGATATCTGCCATCTTTCAGCAATTGCTCGATTGTGTATGCGGTGAACTGCACCGGGCTGGCTGCCCAGCTGCGAGGCGGCAGAATGATTCCGCCCCATGTGCCCATATCGTCCTCTTGTATCAGGATGCGATTGCCGAACTTTAATCGCGTAGCAGTACATGCTGGGTCTGTCTTGGCTATGGTGATGTTTGCGTGCCCGATGCCATTGAGCACCCATGACCTGTCAACCAATGCGTCAATGTCTCCGCCTGGTATAGGTACCCCATTTTTGTCGAAGAGACGAAGCGTGCTCACAATTTGCGCTCCCGTCTTTTTACATTGATGGTCAAGCCGGTTGCCCCAGTTTCGTCCCATTCCAAGACGTTCGCGCCTGGAATCATCTTGAGCCAATCGTGGCGATAGCTCGATAACTGAATAGCACCACGAGCATAGGCCCCGCTATCATTGTCGACTACTGTATGATCTGCTGTGCTGATAATCAGCGCAGCGTTGAGATTGCAATAATAATCTATATCGATGTAGTCGCCAGTTGTGGTATTCACGAGCGAGGAGTTGATGTGATAGTACTCGTTCGAAGCACCAGCTCCAGCGACTGGCGCCTGCGTTGCGTCAATTGTAAAAACAAATGTGTCAGCTTCTATTCTGGCCTTGTGATCCCTGTCTCCAAAATCTCGATAAAACGCCATATGCATCGTATAGAAAGTGCCGCCCAGGTCTAGCGTGGATTGCGACCATGACTCTATAGTGTCTGCAACTGATGGGGCTGTAACGTGGAACTTCCATGCGTTATCGGCGCCAAAAGATCCATACGTGGTTGGCGCAGCAAACCAATCTGTACCCGCTGTTGACGAATACCATTTTTTGCCAGTAGCAGCTACATGCGTAAACCCTGCCTGTATGGTAACTAAAAACCCATAGTTAAGTGGTGCGTAGTCTAAGTCCTTAGCCCATTCCCCTATGACAGAAAAGGTCTTGTTAGACGTCCCGGTCTGTGTTTCAGGATCGCTGGTCGACATTGACTCGTAATATCGATGGACGTACGGCGAACTGCCAGTAGAATACGTTGTTCCTTTTGCATAGTACCATCCCGCAATACCTGTAGTCAAAGACAATGCGTCTGTTTTGAAAAATGTGCTGTCATATGTCCATTCAGCATTGGTGCTGTCAAGTTCGAGACACGGTTTGTAGTCATCGTCTACGGTAAATGATGGGAGATCGTGCACACCGTGATATATATAAATCTCGTGCTCTATCCACCACACATCATCACCAACGGTGTGTTCTGCAGCCGTCGTGTTGAATGCCTCGCGGGTCACACCAGTGAATTGTCTTGTTGTTACGTTCTTCCCGGTGTAGCTAAAAAGTTCGCTGTCAATCAACAATCGGCCATTACCGGGAAGAGCATTGATCGCGTCGATGTTTGCGGTGGTGTTTTCCAGTGTGATGGTGGATATATCTCCGCTGTCCGCAATCAGCACGCCATTTGTCATGGAATAACCAGGCGATAGATTAGCATTGATCCACACCTGTGTGGTAGCGTCGTTGATGTCTTGCAGCCAATAGTTTACAGCGATGCCATCGACAAGCACCTGAATATCGCCGCCGTCGGCCTCCATCCTAGAGGCATAGATAGGATCGTCGTCACCATGAGCTGCCGCAGACGTGCCGTTAACCCCACGCGTGCAACCAGTCAGCTGTCCAGCAGCATAGCCGGTGTAGCTAATCTGCTCAGTGCCAACATAGGCCAGGCCGGAGGTCGGAAAATCGCCAACCTCCCCATCAACGTCTATGGTAACATCCGCATCTGTGATGCCGCTTCCGTCGTTAATAAGAACGTATGTTGTAGCGTCAGCTATCAGCGCCTCGGTATCAAGCCCATCGTCAACTATGTCTAGTGGATTATCAGTGTATGTTATTGTGGTAGATGGGTTGTATACTGGGCAGAAAACACGGTAAGCCTTGCCGCCTGACTTTGCTGCGGTTGGTATGATCTCAAAGGTTGGCTCGCTGTAGAACGATCCACCGACTGTGATACTTTCCTGATCGCCGTCAGTCGTGACAGCCCATTCCACCTCTGTCTCGGTTTCTGTTTTCCATACTGGGTCCGCTACCCACAGATTGACCACCATCTCCTGGCCATCAACGTCAGGGATACTGATAGGAGTACCATACACATAATATTGCTTGCTGCTGTCGTTAAGATCCGCAGCGAGCAACTTGTACTCCTCGTCAGAGTATGGATTGAACAGCGCCTTGAGTGTATCGACGTCTGAGGCAACAGTACCCTTCATTTTGATGTGAATTGGCAGCACTCGCGGCTTGCGCTTCTTGTAGGTGAACACTGGTCCGAAATAGCTGCGTTCGACAAAACCAGGTTCACCTTCCGGACCTGCCATCACGGACGGATTCGGGAAATACGCCTCGAAACTACTATCATTCAGGCTTGTGCCATTAAACGAGACAATGCTTAAGTTCATACTGTAGCCGTCGCTGCCGCTTCCATGTTGTGCATCAGTGCCGCCAAACTGCCATCGCTGGGGGCTGTAATGCTGATAGGCCCGTAAATCCTCATACCGCCCATATTCGCCGATCCGCTCGGGTAAACCTGAGATCCACGCGGAAGATTAACCACTTCCGGTCCACGATCACCGACTATTGCCAGGCCGCCGGGATGGAAATTTGTTCCACCTGCATAGGTCATAATACCGCCCGAGTTCGGGGCTTTTGTCGGAGTATAGCCGGCCACAATAGAGGCTGCCGTCAAGTCCTTTGCTGTCGTCTTGATGAGCCCGAGCTGATTCATGGCATCGAGGACGCGATTGATCACGACGGCCAGTGTGCTCAATTCATTCACTATGGCCGTGATGGTCTTTATTGTTTGCGGTCCAGTTCTGGCCCAATTCTGCGCCCACCTCGTCACCAAAGCGACAATAGTCTTCATAGCGGCCTGCATACTCTGCCCAAACAACTCGCTCAACGATGCAGACAATCCATCGAGTGCTTCCCTAACCTCTGGCTGGTTAAGCGTGTTCTTGAGTACATTGCCGACAGCACGAAAACCTCTCGCTGCCGTCTGCATTGCGGTACGTAGAGGAACACCAAACACACGTAAGACCTCTGTCAATATCGGGAGGACAGACAGACCGAGTGCCTTGCGCAGATCTCGTGCTGAGGCAGCGAAGCTCTGCATGATACCGGATGCGGTCTGAGTAACACTTGGCAAGCCTGCGGTGTTGGCCTTCAGTTGCTCTATGGTGTAATTCGCCAATGCCATTTGCTGCTCTTGTTTTGTGAGAGCATCAGTAGCTTTACCGAGCGTTCTTGCATACTGGGCATAAGCCTTTTCTGTGTCTACTGTAATACGCAGATTGTCAAGAATCGGTTTCGATAAGCGACCGACACCGGTAACAAACGAACTGGTAAGATAATCCATGCTCTCGCCAGTCGTCGCCGCCACCTTTTGCAGCGGCTCAAGCGCATCAGTAAGCATCAGCGCAAAATCTGGCGACACAAGCATGGAAGCATCGTTGAACTTCTTCATGAGTGCTTCGGCTTCAATCGTGCCACCAGATGCTTTTTGCATGGCTGCCAGCACGTCGTCACCCATAGCTGTGGCGCGCTTTGCGGACAAATCAAAACCGAGTTGTATGCTCTCAAGTGGCGCAGCATCAACTGCGAGATCTATGGCAGTCTTCAGGCCGGCAAGTGCTGCTACTGCAACACCAATAGCAACAACCACAGCACCGATGACAGGCGCAAGGGCTGCCATTTGCGTGGCAAGCCCAGCGGACGCTTCGGCCGATATTCCTATCGTCGGGCCGAGTTCCTTCGTTATGCCGGCCAGGTCGTCTATCTTGCTAGTCGCATCCTTGACGCCTGGGATGAGGTTTGAGAATGTCTTTGTCAGGGTTTTAGATGACGTGGTGGCAGAGTCGAGCGCCTTTTTTGCCTGCTCGCCACCTTGCACAGTTATCTTTACTCTGAGTTCCTCGTCACCCATTGATCATAAGCTCCAGTTTGACCAGTTCCAGCGTTCCTGGCTCTGAATAGTCTCTAGTATTGCGCCACCTGATCCTATGCTCCATCCACAACTGCCAGCGATAGCGCCAGCGCATTTTATCGATCCATGTTACTTCTTCCGGGAACAACTCCATCTCCCATGGCGGCCTGCCCCATTTGTTCGAGCGCACAAGCTCAACTACCCACCAAGGGGCTGCGCCTCCGTGGTAGACGCAGATGATGAGCTGTTCCCGTTCTCTTTTGGGATCATGCTCTCAATAAAAGCTTCTATGAACGGTCGAAAAACATCGCCAAAATCCTTTTGCTTGACTCTGTCAAGGACGGCAAACGCTTCATCGTCTGGCATCCACTCCCCATCCTTGGTCTGCATGAAGGTGGCGATCAGTTCACGCATAGATCGAACATCCGGTTCAACGCCTTTCAATGCATCTTCCAATGCAATCCGGGCTCCGATCGTAAGCTCTTCTTTCCGCTCGTCAGTCACGACGATATTGATATCCATCGACTGCTGCTTTCTAGCCCGCCAGGGCTGCCAATTCGTTGACAACGATGATCTGCCCGGCGGTCGCTGCGGTGGCGTTATATCTTCCTGCCAGTGTTCCAGAGAGGACATCGTTCCCGTTTTCTTCGCCAATCTTGTCAAACTTTGTCCACTTGCCCACTACATCGATGATCAGCGTCTTGGTGGTGTACGCTGTTCCGGTCGTCTCCAGTGCTGGGCCCATCACCTTGAGCCTTACCTGCTGTGCCGTCTGGGCTTTCATCGCTGCGTGCTGGGCAATGCTGGTGGCGTCGTTCTCAAACGTTACTTTTAACTCGATCTCAGGCTGCACCTGCTTGACGAAGCCAAAGTACAGATTGCCGTCCGCAGTGTATACAGGCATCTGCCCAGTCTTTACATCGAGATCGAACGCCAGAAGCGTGTTGCTTTTTACTGTGTCTCCAGCCGTCCCTCCGGCTGTATCGATGTACAGGTAGCAATGACCAAAGAGGATCGTGGAAACGGTCGGAAGCGCGGCATCTGTCGTTGCCGTGGTAGGATTGACGTCTCGGCCAACCCAATCCGCCGACAGCATGATCGCCTCGCCGGATTTGCCGGACAGTTTGAAGCTCTTAACGAACGAATACAGCATGATTTCGTCTCCAGCGTCGTCGCCGGCCTCGATGGTGCGAGTTTGGATTGCCCCCGCAGCGGTCGTCGGAAATGGATACGTATAGATATACCCGCTCCCGGATCCAACAGTGGTTGGGCTGACAGTCTTGATCCCAGCATCGAGTATGATTGGCAGCTGCTCGTAAGTGGCGTCACACTCAAACGTCAGTGCCCCTTCCAGTTTGGGGATATAGGTTCGATCTGTTCCCATCATATAGCCGACGTCCTCATCAGCCAGGACAGGAACGCCCAGGTCTTCAATGGTTCCCGTTCCTCTCAGAATCGTGGTAGCATCCACCTCGGTTCCGGCCGTGGTTTCCGCACCGATCTGTATTGATCTAAGCGCTTTAACTGCCATTGACAGCCTCCGTTTCCTCTATCTTCTGCACTATCTCGGGATGAACCATGGCGTAATTGTGATAGGTTTCATCCGTTACAAAATTCTCCATCAGGTGTGGACTGATAAATGTTGTATCCATCCAGATATCGATCCCGTTCTCTGTGCACTGCTTGCAGAACCAGATATCCTCAGTCGGATAGTATCCTGGTTCTGGATATTCATACTTGAACCAAGGCCACGGTATCGTTTCGAATACCTCACGGGCTATCAATATCGCCGACGTGGCTACGTATCCAGGCCCGTTGCCGTTGACTACCTTGATCAGTCCTTCCGGAAGATCGGCAGGGCTATAATAAGCTCCCTCGCCGTCTGGGAGAAACATTAACAGGTCGAACGGTGCACCACGGCGCCGCACCTTGCCTGCTATTACCTTTCTGTCCGGATCGTCCACGACCCACCGCGCCAATCTTGCAACAATGTCATCAGGATGATCGTGATCGCAGTCCAACATCAGCAAGTGCGTGAAATCACTTGCCAACAGGTGCTCAGCAAACTTGTTGCGTGCCACATCCGTGCGTGAGTATGGCAGGTCGATGATCGGATATCCGCGCTGGGCGATCTTCAACATGCTGACGTGCCCACAGTTGGGCATCGTGCGCTCGCGTGGCATTCCGACCAAAACGCGTGGCCAGGGCTCACTCTGCTTCGTCATACTCATCGGTCGTTTCTGCCGCTTTATTCTTGGGCGGCTTCTCGTGTTTGTCTTTCTCGTACAGTCCGGTTGCGAGCAGCGAAGTTTCGCCGCCCAGTCGATCAACCTCTTGATCCGTCAAATCTCTTGCCGGGATGCCTGGCAAACTGCCACCGCATCCACCACCCGTATACCTCAGCATACTCACCTCACGTTTGTTCAAGCGCTATCTTGACCCTGATCTCGTATTGATAGCCGACCGTCCTGAATGCGCCTGTTCCAGTTCCGAACGCCATTTCCCCGAACTTTCGACGTATCGATACAATGGTGTCAACTGCGCCGCCCAGCGTCGGATCGTCTCGCAGTGACTTCAGAAACGTATCACGCAACCCAGCTGCCTTCTCGATGTCCTTTGGCAGCATGTTGGCAGATACATGATGCTGCACAATCAGAGTAGGGAAGTCTTTTGCAAACCCAGCGCTTATCAGTTCCGTCTCGCCGCTTCCCTCGAAAGCAAGAGAGAACGGCGAAGGCCCCATGGCGCTAATTGCATACTCTGGCGCATCCGCACACCCAGCAGCCTTTGACTTCGTTTGCAGATTGGCGATTGCTTCCTCGACACCCTGTGTCATTGCGAGCCCTTTCTTGGCTTCAGTCTATCCATAAAAGAATCTAGTATGACAACCACGTCAGGGTCGAGAGCCTTGGTATATGTCAACTGTCCAAGTTCGATAACTGCTCCTGTATCCTGATATGCCTGCCTGCCTCGCTGAAGCCATCTTGTCGCCTGAATAACAGCAGCCTGAAGTACCTCGGTCGGTGTGGTTGTTGACCAGCCGAACTTGCCGACGATCTTAACCGTTTTCTCTCCTGCAACCCATGTGGTGTAGGTACTTCCGGCCGCATCGATACGCTGGTATGGCTCACCAACCAGAAGTGCATTAGCTGGCCACAGCTGATAATCAGTCGCGGCATAAGCCGTATAGGTGCCGCCCGTACCCGCCGGGCCGTCAACGACGCCAGTCAATGCAACCGAAACAGTTGTTGGCGCGGCAGCTAGCCGTCCTATCCACAACGATGACCCACCAGTACCCGCGAACCAACGTGTAGTGTCTTCAGACACGGAGAAGAATCCAGGCTCAACCTTTGCATGGCGATCGATCAGACGGCTGGCACGAGTGGCAAGCAGGGCGCCGAGTGCGTCGTAAGTTGTGCCCCATGTAACATCAGGGTTTGCTGCCTCTATATCTGCGTGTGTGCAGTAATCATTAGCGGCCATGTACCACCTTCGCTAACGCCCTAGAAAACACAACAAGCATGCTGTTCTTGACTTTCCTAAACTCAGCTTGCAGTGTCCACCACGTGCCTCTGTGATAGGCTGCCTGTCGCTTCTCGTCTATCACATAGATTGCCTTCGGACTGTCTGATCCAATCGAGCCAACCCACTGCCCGCCTACGCTTCGTACCTCTTGCCGCAGACTTCCTCTCAGTTCCCCGGTCCTGGGGTATGGCACCGTTATCGCGCCACTGTTGATGGCCCACATGAGCCAACGACGCTGAAGTTCCGTTTTGATGAACGGTAGCATCGATCTTCCCGACGGCGGTGGATCTGGAGGAAGCTGATCGTATACAATCTTGACCGCTTCTTGCATCGTGCTTTCGATGCCCTTGTTCATCCACTCAGCAATCTTGTTGAATCTGGCTGTTAACTCTGGCAAACCAAACACTTCGATCTCTATGCTCATGTTTCGTCCGCCGCTATGTCATCCGAGTAGCCATCAACGCGCGTCAGTGCCAAAGTAGCAACCGTGCCACCACCCACAGAGCGCCCGTAATCCTTGCGCCACTTCTCAGCGAGTGCCTGGTACCGCTCTGCCTTCTGGCTGTACGCCATGCTTACCTTGTCGTGTTTTTCATCCACTTCCTGAGCAAACAATGCTGCCAGAGTCTCATAGACGGCTGCGACTGCGCGCTGCCAGGTGCCCTCTGCTGAGATCAGCCCATTCAACTCCGCGTCCTGGAAGTTGTACCCGCCGGGCTTAATCCCGGCGTCTGGCGCGTTGGAACTGTCACCAGAGTAGAATCTGACCTTGTCAAGATCGGTAGCTAGCGTGCCCAGGTAAGTAAATGCCATGTTAAGCCACCCACAACCCAATGTGGATCGTCAGGTCGTCAGCGTCGGCATAGTCTGGCGTGCTGCCGTTCGCCACCAGGCGGAAGTACAGCCGTCCGCCGGCCAAATTGTCGAAGCCGATACCGTCCAGCGTCTTGCGATCGCGCGCTGCCGCAAATGCACAGCAGTCTGAGCCGCTCGTGTCATAGTTCACCGCCGGGATGTCAATACACCCAAGCGTTTTGAGCCAGTCTGCCTCCGTCGGTGCAAATGCCGCACTGTCAGCAATCGTCGATGGAGCAGCATTGTACACGTATAGAAGGAATGGCTCAGATTGATCGGCGTCATCAACGACGCGCACCCAGGCCAACTCGCCGCCACCAGAGTACTGCGGTATCTCGCCACTGGTCAGCGTACCGCCTATTACATCGCCGGCGGTATAGGCGTCCAACGTGACAGTGATGGGAACCTCGATGATCTTAAAGCGCCAGTTTGGGATCATTTCTTGCGCCCTTTCTTGCGAGGCTTTTCGTCATCTGACGGCTCGCCATCATCCGCATCTGCATCGACAGGCTCTGCATCGTCGTCCGGTTCTTCCACCTCCGGCTCGGTTGCCTCGTCCTCATCGCTGACGGGCTCATCCAGATCCGGCTCGTCCAGCGCTGGTTCATCCTGCTCAGGTTCGTCCTGCGCTTTGGCTTCGCCAATCATGATAGGCCCAACAGCCTCGACCTCCGGAAGCGGTTCTTCCACCTCCGGCTTGGCTCCGATCTCCTCGATGGTGCCGTCCGCCAGCATCGCGGCGAAAGCGTAGTCTTGAAACTCGTTGCCATACAGACGGCCGCCGGCAGCAAACTCCTTGCCATGCGCAAGGCTGACGATAGTTTTGTTCACTCTGTACATAAGCCCCTCCTAGAAGAGGGGAGAGTTGCCTCTCCCCAGTTTCTATTCGTCTTCCACTTCCTCAAATCGTCCGCCGTAAACGTGCCGCAATCCATCATAAACTACTGGGGCGAGAGGATTGCCGATATCATCTTTACACGTCGGGCATTCCGTCGTACCTGGCGTTTGTGGGTCTGTTCCCCATGTCAGCAGCCCAGTACCAGAACAACTTGGACACAGTATATAGAAGCGAAATTTGTCTGCCATCGTTATGACGTCTCGCCAGTACCAACTAGCAACACACCGTTGCCATAGCAGCCGTTAGCGGCCCGGCAACCCTGAACTGGATCGGTTGCTGTTATATAGCAGTCAACCAGATCCAAAATGCCGGAGTTGTCATCGATGCCAATGGCCATCGTTTGACCAGCGCCAACAAACACGCAGCGCTCGACAATGCTCGACGGACCAACTAGATTAGTGCTGATTTCGATGCCGGCCGTGTCGATCTGCGTAAAGCGGCAGTCACGGATCAGATTGTGGCTGAAGCTGTCGTTGGCATCCGCGTAGTTGACGTCGAGTCCCTTGTCGCAGCAATCGAACTCGCAATCCAGCCACTTGTTGCCAACTGCATCCTTCGTAACAAATCCAACCGCCGTTGCCGTCTCCGCTGGTCCAGAAAACCGGCAGCGGATGAACTGGTTGTTGTTGCAGATGTCTGCGTCAAACGCGGGATCGCCAGCATCTGTTTCAGCCGTCTCGAAGTGGATGTTGATAAACGTCGCATTGATGCAGGCACCAACGTCTACGGCTGCCCCTGTTGCGGGCTTGATCTTCACGCCGTTCTGGGCGTCTCGAAGATCGTAGCCCAACCCGATCACAGTCGCCCCATACGGGAGCGATGTCAGGTTCTCGGCATACGTGCCGGGAGCAATAACGATGACATCGTTATTTGCCCAGCGCGAAACGGTCCAGTCAATACGAGCGTTCACGACCGTGATGGCCTGTTCGATAGATTCAAATGCATGATCAGCCGTCCTGCCATCGTTGCCGTCACTGCCGTTGGTCCCATCAACAAAGTAGTAATTCGAGCTCCCGAAGAAGATCGGAATACCACCCCCGACAGGAACGCCACCGAGCTGGTAGAGCATTTCACTCGTAGTAGTCATGTTATGCTCTCCCTTAAGTCACGCTGTGGCCGTACACGAACCGCCAGTCGCTCCAGCCATATGCCCAACGAGCGTACCCGCGGTACCTGCCCTCAAGGTTGAAGTCGCCGGTCGGGTCGGCCGCGAACTCGGTGGCTACCCTGTCGATCCACAACAGGTGCAGAGCAGCCATCGCGCTGTCGATCAGGAACCAGTTGTTGCTGTCGGTCAGGTAGTCCCAGGACATCGCCTTCATGTTGGATCTCCTGACGAAGTTGTCCTCGAAGTCGCCGGTCGATGGCTTGTTGGCGGTGTTGACGATCTTATTGGCCGTGTCCTCCAACTCAGGAGGGTGGACGATAAGATCAGGAACAACTGGCATCAGCTCGCCACGGTCGTCCTCGAAGGCGCGCATCAGCTTGCGGGTGGCGATGACAGTGTCATAGGACAGTGCCGACGTACCCAGATTGCTCTGAACGGCCGAGTTGCCTGGGCTGTACGGATGGGATGCCGAGCACAGCGCCACGCTGTCCCCGCCAACGTAGGACGAGGAGAACGCATTGTTGAACACGCTGGCCGCGTGTTTTTCCTTGGTGCGTTCGTAGGCAATTGCCAGCTGAGCGGGACGAGCGTTGATGATGTTGTACATGTCGTCATCGACCAACTGTCGCTCGATCTTGAACCCTTTGACCCATTGCTTGAAGGTGAGGGTTGTTTTGTACAACTGCTCAAGATCGTCATACTCGATAGTGCCTTTGTACTCAGGCACGTCTCCCATGCCTCCGGCTCCCAGGAAGTGCTCCTGCGCCTTCTGGCTAGTCATGACGTTAAAAATCAGTGGACGCACCGAGCGGGCGGCCAACGCCATGGTTTGATTGAAGAAAATTCTGCGAAGCCCCGGCTCCAGGAGATAGGGCCATTGTTCTGAGATAGCCATGATTTAGCTCCTTTTGCTTAGCTCAGCGCGTTACCGAGAGAAGGTACGCGGAAGACCACGTAGGCCAACACGTTCCCCTCGTCGTCAAGCTGAGACACGTCCACTGGCATCATGCGCCCATTGGTCACGTCGTCAGCATCGATAGTGTTGTGGTCAACGGTGTCCAGCGTCTTGGTGTAGAACGCCACCGCAGCGGTCGAAGTGTCATCCATCGAGCACTTCCACACCTGCTGGCTGCTGATGACGGCTGCTTTGAGCAGGTCACCATCTGAACCGCTGGCGCGGGCTTCCTGGATGATAGCTGTCACCTCAGTTGTCGATCCGGTGACCCTTGCCAGTTGTCCGTCAGAGTTCACCAAGACCAAATCGCCGACGGCAAAAGCGCCTGTCCCATCAACAGGAAAGTCCAGGATGGTCGGCGTGCTGCCGTCGAACGAATACGCGAATTCAAATCCTCTAGTAGCCATATGCTACCCCTTTCTATGTTCGGCGATCGTCAGTCTTACCGGGTTGGTGCGCTGACTTCACCTGCTTGCTTGCCGCATAGTCTTCTGGCGAGATGCCCATCTTCTTTGCAATGGTCTCTTCTTCAGCCGTCAGAGTAACGCGGGTTGGTGGCTGCCCACTTCCGGATCCGCCGTCTAGACCTGGCGCCGGTGGGGTACCCATTGGCAAACGCCCGCCTGCTACCAGCGCCTTGACCGCCTCGGCTACACCAACTACCTTGCCGTCCTCTCCAATCGCGACACCGCTTCTGTCGGCCAGGGCATAAGCATCTTCGGGGAACTTTGCCCCGTGCTTGCTTGCCTCGGAGACGAATGCAGCCTCGATGAGACGTTGGTTGGCGCGCGCCTCGGCATCAGCGGCCCGCTTGTCAGCCTCTTCTTTGGCCGCCTGCAGCTTCTCAAGCTCGGTCATCTCGGCCTGCTTGCGTTCCTGCTCGGCCTTCTCGTATGCGTCCAGCTTCTTGCGCCGATCTGCCGCCTCGGCATTAGCAGCCTTCAGGGCGGCTCGTGTCCGCTCTAACTCGGCCTGCATATCGTCAGCAGGTGGCGCCGCTGGGGGCGGATCTCCCGCCGGGGGTGTTGCTGGGGGCATCGCGCCCGTGTCTGTCGTTGGTTGTACTTGTGGTTGTCCTTCTGGTGGCATCTCGCCGTCTCCTGTGGGCATCTCGCCCTTAATAACTAGGTCTTTCACTCGTAATCGTCACTGCGGTTTTGTCTGCCCCGCAGAAATTACACCCTTTAGCGTCCGTATTGTCCTCTGACTTCACCTCCCACTGCGCCTTGCAGACCTTGCAGTGAGCAACCTTGAAGGTTGGCGTTGGGGCCTGGCCATAGGGCAGGTGCATGTCGGTCGGAATGTCAGGTACTGATGGCATATCTACCTCGGTCTGTAGGGCCCGCCGGCGGCAAGTGCTTCACAATCTTCGCAGCTCTCGCCGGGGTTTATTTCCCAATGTATGCCGTCCTCTTTACTACTGAGCGTGCAGTTGCAATTTCCTCTGCACCGCGTCTTGCCGTCTCCTGGAGATTGCGACAGTATAGGGAGCGCGGCCCAGGCGTCTACCTTCTCCTGCGCTTTTGCATACTCGCGCCAGTATTCCTGTTGGCTCGCTTTGCCGTACTGCGAAATCCTGGCTAGCGCCTGTGCCTCGCTCACATCGCCTCTTGCAATTCCTACCGCAAAGTCAAATAAGTGCCGATACTCGTCTGCCAATGTGCCACCAACTCGCGCCAGTTGTTGTAAGTTTAGGCTGTTGCTTCCTGTTCCGACTAATGCGCTGGCTACATGTGCGTCCTTCAACTCGCCGGCCACACCTAGTGACCATTGAACCAGGTTGATCTGTCCGGAATACAATCTCTCCGTCAGCGCCTTCAACACTTCGTTTGTTGCGTTTGCGATTGTAGCAAGCGGCTCAACACTCATTTGTCGTTGCCTATCTTCGCCGCTATCTCAGGCGCGACGTCCTCAAGCCACGCCTCGGCCTCGATGACATCGTCCTCATCAATCTCCGCCAGTATCAGCAGGTCGTCCATGTCGGGCATCTCGCCGAAATCACGACGATTGTCCGAACGGGACTGCTGGTCTGTTCTCTGTTCCTGGTTCCTCGTTCCCATTGTCACTTCCCGTTTTCATGCTTGCTGCCTGACCCGCTCCCTGGAACATCCTGACGGACTGGGCCGCCGCTTTCAGCTTCAGCTTCTGGAATTCGGCGATCTTCTTGTCGTCATAGCCCATCTCTCGCCAGATCTGTTTGTCCGGCACGCCGAGCTGCTTCTTGAGCACCAACGTTTCAAGATGCTGCACCTCGTTGCGCGTCTGGGCCTCTTTCCACTGGCAGTCGATGCTCTGCTTCTCGTCCAGCTTCTGGCCGCCGAAAGCATTGGCCAGCCGCCTGGCGATGGCAAAAGCGTTCTCCCACGAGTTACCGAAGTCGGTCTGGCACTTCTCCGTCTTAGCAACCAGGCCGCTCTCCTCCTGCTGGAGCGTGCCCTCAGCAGGGCGCTGCTTGCTGACCTGGAAGTACGATATCGGCGTCCGGCTCACCTGGGCGATGGCCGTCACGAACTTATCGACTACGGCGATGAGATTCGATGGGTCTTCTCCCTCGATGGCCTTGAGATCTGCCTCGGTTGGCGGTCTTTCAGACATCCAGATGGCTCCTGGGAATATCTTCATCCCCGCCCATTTGTCGCCAAGCGCGACGTATACCCGGAAGCCTGCCGTATCGCTAGATGCGATCAAATCAATCAACGCTTTGTTCTGGGCATTCTGCAGCGGAATGACGTCATGCAGCTCCGACTGCCCCCAGTCATAGCCCTGGTCCTTGTTCTTGAAGTGAACCACCGGTACACCAAGCGGCCTGCCGCCCTGCGCTCCGCTGTCCGTCCACCAGTACCAACCGCATTTGCCTAATTGCCCTGGAAGGATAAGACCGGTCGGAGAACCATCAAGATAAGGCTGATAGTTGCTCTCGTAGTCGCTGGTAACGTACTTTTCGATGTGATCGGCGTAGTACAGGTTTAGCCGGCGGCTCTTTGCTCCATTGCGCTCGACCACCCAGCGCTTCGATGCATACTCGATCTCGCCTCTATGTTCCTGGCTGTAGTGCACCTTGATGCCGTCGCCGCCGGCACATGCCATCTCGTGCACAATTCGTGGCCTGGCGTTAACAGCATCCCACTCGACCATCACGTAGGTATCGCCGTCGCGGATGGCTGCGGTATGGACGATGCCCTGGATACCATCCAATCGGTTGGCATCCCACCATCCCCAGAACAACTCGCCCTGCTCGCCAGCATCCAGCCCGGTCACCTTGAGCCGCTCGGCCAGAGCGTCGACCACGATGGGGCACAGGTTGTAGTTGAACTCTTGACTGTCCTTGACCTGCAGGAACGATCTCATGCGCTCGGTGAGCATCGTATCATGCTCGCCGTCGTAATATTCGCGATAGTGGAGATAGGAGGTTTGCCGATCTATCTCAGCGTTTGTCAGGCTGGCAAGATAGCTGGAGGCAACAATATTGCCAGTGGCTGGCACGTATCCGCTCAGTGCCTTGTTTATGACGCCGTATCCTGGCGCAGTCTGAAGTGAGTTAAGCATATCTCTCTACTCTTGGAGGGCCGTACTGAGGCCCGTTGCTTCCGCTTGCCCAGATTGCAAGCGCCCACGCCCAGAACTTGTCAGCGTGGTGTTTCTCGTTGCCTTCCGTGTCGAACACGTTATTCTTAGCCGCCGTTACCTTCTTCTTGATGCTGTGGATCTGGTAGGCCAGGTCCCGATTGAATGGCAGCGGGGTGTTGCCCCGTTCGGCCTGGATCCTGGCCTCGACGGCCCACAGCTCTTTAGATGGATTTGTAAACGCCACTCCCTGTGCACGCTCCGGGTATGTCTTCCCAAGGTTCTCCGCCAGTTGTGCTCCGATCCCATTCTGGTCGATCAGGCATTGAGTAATCGGCAACAGATGCAGCATCTCCGCGAAGCATCGCTGCTGGTCGTCGTAATGCACCCGGTCCAGGCTCACCATCAGCCGCACCGGCAGCTGCTTGGTGGTCGAGCTGCGCCCCAGTGCAACAAACTCCGTCAGGTGCCGCTTTCGGCCAATATCGATACCAGCACATAGCGCCCCCTCCATTGCTCCTGTTTTGATGGCTGCCTGAATATCTGGCACCATCCCCAGCGCCTCGTCCACGCTCCTGGCGTGGAAGTGATAGAGGTCCTGGCCGTCTTGTGGCTGGTTGCGCTTGATCAGTGCCCAGTCAATCCAGGCGCTGGCCTCATCGACCCATGCACACTCGTACTCCTGCTGGAAGTCTTCGAGGAACATGTTCTCGAAGATGTCAATGATCGACTGACGACCGAAAGCGTAGACCCGCTCATCAGTGCTCATCAGCGGCGCATCCTGGCGGGCTGTAGGCACGTCATTACATAGCGCCCTGACTTGCCACCATGGGATCAGACGGCGCCGTCCGTCGTAGCCGGGGTACTGGCGCAGGGTCTCGGTCTGGATCTCCCAGTGCATTCCCCGCCCGCCAAGCGGCGACGACCCGATGCGGATGTAGCCGCCGTGCTTGGTGGTCGCCGGCAATCCGGCCACGTAGATGTCGCGGTCCAGGCCCTCCGGGTAGTGAGCAAACTCGTCCAGATAGATCCGCGCCCCCGGCTTTCCTCTTGGAGGCCGGCACGGGTGGCTGATCCAGCGCGTGCCGTCGGCTGTCTCCATCTCGGTCAGACTGTCCCGGACGAGCCGGGGCCGGAAGCTGGGATGGGTGGCCTCTATGATCGATCGAGTGTAACGGATCTTCTCCTTCGCCTCCTCCAAGTTGATGGAGACGAAGACGTGCGGGTGGCCTGGGTTCAAGCATGCATCGGCCACGCTGTCAAGCGCAGCCGTGAAGCTCCAGGCGATCTGCCTGGCCTTGGTGTCAACCCCGAAGCGTGTATCATTGTTAAGGAGCCCAACTTGAAACGTCTCCCAGACGGCCGTCTCAGTTCCCGATGCCGCTGGGAGGTCGATGTTTTCTACAGCAAATAGTGCCTTAAGTGTCTGCAACTGCACATCAGCTCGCCTCTACCTGTCCATCGTCGTCTTCCAACTCGGCGACCTGGCCAAGTTGCTCTTTGGCTCGCTTCTTCCATTCCGCCATCGTCCCGGTGTTGACATTCTCAGTTGGCTGATCCCGTAGCAGACGCATTTTCTCGGTCAAGATGCCAGCCGTTACTGACAGGCTGCGCAGGTTGTCCTCACTGGGGATGATAGTCTGCATCCGACTCAGGGTATTGTTTAGCAGCTCTTCCATCATATCCGCCAGGTCGCCTGTTTTTTGACGGACAACATTGGCGGGAGGGGGATTGCTCTTAGCGTGAAACCAGCGAAAGAGTGTCCGGGATGGAATACCTGTCGCGTCAGACACAGCAGACAATGAGCCAACTCGGCCGGGATATCCCTCGGCCTTCAGCAATGCAACCGATTCGGCTCGTTCCTCATCTGTATATTTCGCCATTAGTGCATATCAGTTCACCATCCGCTAGTCGCGTCCTGTTGCGCTGTGATCCGTCTATCGCGCTTGATGGTGCAAAAAGAATAAACGATCTCTACCTACACTATAGGAGAGATCGCGTCAAATAACGGCAACTAACGGAAACGAGATCAAGAAGCGCGTATCACAGTAAGATGTTCCCGCCTCAGGGCCCATCCGGAACGTGGTCCGGACGGCCGGCACACGACACCGAGCGACTCCATGCGTGCCAACTCGTAGCGCATAGCCCTGTCGGTGTATCCGATGATAGCGCCTATCTCTCTGGCATAGGGCCAGCGGCCAGTCTCGCGACGGATCCGTTCTATCGCGTTTCTCACGGACTGCTGACGCTCTGTCAGGATGATTTCGGCCAGGTCGAGCTTTGCTCCACACTCAGGGCATCTGATCATGGGTAGTCCTATTAGCATCCGCCTTGTTTTTATCGCTCATCGCTCGCTTCCCTTTCGTTCGTCATTCATCTTTCTTCTTTGTCGCCTGCTGTACAGCGAACTTTTGCCATAACTCAATCATGTAATAAGCAATCTCAATCCCATCTTCTGGTGTGTAATGGCTTTCGTCTGTCATGTTACATTCTCTAGCGTATGTATCACCATCATCGACGCCCCAATCATCCGGGTAGAGATTGTTGTCATATCCACCGTAGATTTTGAGATCGTCATCGATGCCGATAACGTAATCAAAAGCGTAAAGCAATCGACCTGAAGATAGTAGAAATTTATTACGCCCTGTCTTTTCCATCGCTCATTCCCTTCCTTTTTCTACGATCGTTTTGTACTCTTCCAGTGCCAACATCCACGCTTCAGAAATCTCGTGCCCTGCGTCTAGCTTTTCCTGTAGCAGTTCTGCGAGCATTGGAGGAAGAACCACTATGTCAGACTGAAAGCTAAGAGGTGTTGATAGATGATTTCTCAATGCTTTCACTGCTTCTGATAACGTCTCTGGCGTCAAAATACTCATCGCTCACTTCCCTAGCTACTTGTTACATCCAAGACGCAATCCCAAAACGTTGCCCACTCGACACGTTAGAACAGCATAATCTCCAATCTCATAACTGTAATAGGTGTCGTTGTCTACCTCATATCCGTCAACGCCGTCTTGCGTCTTGATAGCAACGATATACTTGTCTGACGAAATAGCAGTTACTACACCAGATTCGCCGCCCGATGTAATCCCTACACCGGTATGAACAGAAGATGGCGTATAGCTCCTTCCAACCACACTGCCAGCGATTTCAACCTCATGCCAAAAAAACAAATCTGAAATCACGGCGACAACAAACACAACAAAAGCCAACAAGAGCAATCGCGGAATAGTTGTCGAGATCAAATCGTACCAGTCAATTTGTTGTAGTTTACTAGTCAGTCTTTTCATCACTAAACTCCTTTTCTTGTCCGTCAACTTTTAGATCCATCTTCGCGCACACTGGGCACATCACAACATCGAGCATGCTGCATGTCTTCACGATCCACCCGTCGGGCAGCTCGTAATCATCACACTCAACGTCCTGCGTGATGCCACAGACATTGCAAACGTAAAAACAGTAATCGTCGTTAGTCCATGGCATATAGCTCACCACCTCACTAAATCACCAAATGACCTAATTATCTTAATTACGCGTTCGGCCTCTGCTCTGTCGGAATCCTTTTCTTCTTCAGGAAGTTGCTCGTAGTCAGTATTCATCTGACGTTCCCAACGCTCCCGAAACGCAGATGGCATAATCCATACGCACTGCACAGTGCCATCTAGCTCCATATTGCGAAAGTGGCCTTTGCTAAACATGTACTTCATCCATCCTGACCACTGACGGTGCTCTAGGTCCGCCAATGCCTCTCTGAATTTTTTACTCATCGCTCATTCCTTTCCTTCTATCTCAACCTCAACAGGTCGGGCAATTCTTGGCTCCGCTTTCTTAACGGAATTGGTCTTGATTTTGTATCGATATCTACGTCCGATGCGTCGCTTTCTTGAACGCAGTGATTTCAGTGTTGTAGCCATTTCTGCCGCTGCTTTACACACAGCCAAACCTATTTTATACTCTCTAACTATCTCATCAGGAATCCCCTTTCTGAAAAACTCCTTGCTCCACTGCCTGATACTTTTTCTGCAAGCATTTTGGTATTTGTCCATCGTCCATTCCTTTCGTACCTGATAACCGGGTTATCGCTTACGATTCCACGCGGCCATCATATTGACGCATGAACGCTCGAAAGCCTTATACGGTATATCGCCATCAACAACCTCGCCCATCTCACGAAACGTTACCCAACGATTTGTGAATGGGCCTTTCCCAGGCAACCACCAAAGCCCCCTGTTAGCCTGGAGTCTTGCCATGTTGCCATCTGCAGACACGACATTCATATACTGGCATAGCTTCATTTGAGCGCCTGGGCTGCCACCAAGTAAATGCACAGGCCATCCGTAAAACTCAGATACCATCAACTCTGTGCCCCCGTATCTTGTCGGAACGCTATACCCAATTCTCACCTGCTTTTCGCCTATAGACCTTGGTATCATGTGTACAGTATGCTGTATTTTCGGGATAATCATTAACACATCGACAAAACAGGCTGCCTCTTCGGCCCAACTGACAACCTCCGATAGCTCAATACCTGGCATCCAGTCTATAACGCTTGCCATGTATGGTCTATGCTCGGCCAACGCTGCCATATACGCCTCACGATTCGGATCTTTGAACTTGTTATCTACAAAGTACGGATCTAGATAGACAGTGCCAGGAAGCTGGGCCCCGTAGAGATAGCCGTTACTGAGCGCAATCTCAGCAAACCGCCGATTGCCATTTGAGCAATAGATCAGAGTGGGAGCCGCCATAGCCTCAACTCTCTCCCTGTTTTCGTGACTTCCTTGCCGACATCCTCAAAGCCGCGATTCTGATACCAGACATTTGCCACTAAATCGCGAGGACACTTAGCAAAGATGCAAACTGCCCCAGATACACGCTTTAGTCTTTCCAACATCTCGACTCCTGCACCTGGTCGCGTGGAGATAATCTCTCTGATAGTAAGCTGACCATCTCGGCGCAGGTGCCAATGGCAAAATCCGCCATCAACCAGCATCAGCTCGCCCCGCTTTGCACTTTCATGTAATGTTTCAAAAATCACCACTCACTCTCCTAAAAACAGACGATTCCCGGGATTATCGCTTACGATTTCGTCAATCAACCCAATCAATCTTACCGCAGCGATCAACAAGATGAACGCAATCGCAACCATGACAATGCAACGCACCAATTACATTATTATCAAAAGTAGAATAGGTGTGTAACTCAAGCTGGTGCCGTGTCATGGCAACCAATAACGCCTCACCACAATAACTGCAATCACGATTTACTGCCTGGACAACATGTGCCCAAGCCGATTCGCACGGCAGACAGTGCCAAAAGCCCAGCATATCAATGGTTCGGTATGCGCCACATATTTCACATACCTTTTCTTCTATTGGCATATGCAGATCACCCCCGCAACCATCAAGGCGCTGATAACGATAGCAATCAACAGCAATATAGCAGCTATCCCCATGCAGCCCCATGCGGCAAACAGAAATCTCGACAGTCCTTTGTATGCTCCAGTCTCCATTTTTTATCCTTTCATACCTGCTAAGCCTTCTTATCACTTACGATCAGGCAACCTCTCGATCACAAGATAACCATCAACAAACTGACACTGATAATCGCCAGATTCAGACACGGAAAACTGCCACAGGAATTTATCACCAACTGCGTGCATCTCCGTAACTTTGCGTGGTTCATTCCAATATTCAGCGGCAAAACGTTCAGCTCCTATCCTGGGCGTCAAACTGCACCCTTTCGCTGGAATTCTGTACAAATAATCGCCCATAGCTCATTCCTTTCTCTCCGTGATTTAATTACTAGCCCTGCTGAAGCTCAGAATCACATTCTTGACACATTGGCGTTGTATGGCTTCCAAATGTGTCTATCCCACCACGCAGCGTTTTTCCACAAATGGAGCACCAACGCGCGCCGCGTATTTGCTTGCCGAGGTCCGACAATTCTCCTGTGCCATCAGGGTTTGCCTTGAACAACCAGTCTGGCCAGCTATGTTCAGATACAAAATACCCTCGGAAGTCCTTGTGTAGATACATCGTTGCGCTGTGTTTCCTGGCAGTATCATGGGTTTCTTTCATCATTCGATCGAAAAATAACATCGCTCACTCTCGCTTTCCGTACTTTAGAAAATTCATCTCTCGCCTATACAAACTTGTCATCAAGACATTGATAAAGTCAAAACTAAACGCCATAATAACAGCCCAATCCGGCATTACGTTGAAGAAAAAATCGCGATATTTTAAGGCACAGTAAATGATCATTATTGTTATCATGTTCACTCTCCTTTGATAGCACCTGCTAACCGTGATATCACTTACAACCCCGGTAACATCACCGGCAACACTCGCAATCGCTTCTGTGCCAGCCCGATGTAATCCATCGACAATTCGACTCCGACAAAATCTCGTCCGTGCTTTGCTGCCACCTCTCCGACTGTACCTGTACCAGCGAACGGGTCTAGCACTGTGTCACCGGGTCCGCTGCCGGCCAGAATACATGGTTCAACCAACTTTGGCGGAAACGTTGCAAAATGTGCTTCCGAGTACGACACTGTTGCAATTGTCCAGACATCACGTCTGTTCCGCTGCAGCACAGGCAAGCACGTTGCATTTGAAAAGCTGGAATTTTGCTTACAACGTCCATCCCTATTCATCATTGCTTTTGGGTTGACACCAGCCTTGAGCAAGGCCGTTGATCCGGAAACAACAGCTTTTAAATTACCATTACTCTTTTTGCCACCGTTCGCGCGTGTAGTGCCAATTTGATTTATAAGATCCTGGCTAATACGATTGTGTGTGCTTTCGCTGCATGGCTCCTTGATGGCATCGGCATCATAGTAGTATCGCTTCGACTTGCTCAGCAGGAATAGATACTCATGTGCCGATGTCGGTCTATCCGTCACGCTCTCGGGCATCGGGTTGGGTTTGTGCCAGATAATGTCTGAGCGCAACCACCAACCATCAGCCTGGAGTGCAAAAGCCACACGCCACGGAATGCCAACCATATCCTTCGGTTTCAAGCAATCTGAGTTATTGCGGCGTGCTGCTCTATCTGCTCGACCAACTAACCCGTCGGATGATCCACGCGATTCGCTCATGATACGACGGGCGCTATCGTATTCGGGAAAGACACCTCTCTTCCCACCACCGCCATTGCTGCCATTTCCAGATTCACGCGCGTAGCTATCGCCCAAATTGAGCCATAACGTCCCATCATCGCGCAACACGCGCCACACCTCGCGAAAGACGGCCACCATGCTGACAATATACTCCTCTGGCGTGGGCTCCAGGCCGAGCTGCCCGCCAACGCCATAGTCCCGCAACCCCCAATAAGGAGGGCTTGTAACGACACACTGCACCGATCCTGCCGGCAGTGGGATATGTAAGGCATTCCCGCAAATCACACTTAAAAACATCGATCACACGCCTTTCGTACCTGCTAACCGAGATTATCACTCACAATTATCACATACCTTCCAAGCGACAATCTTTTCTGCGATTGTGTATATACATTCTTCGTCATGGTTGTGGTGGTGTCCACAGATGCACTCACGAGCCCCATCATTCATATATCTATCAATCTGATCGACAATCATTTGAGCCAGATAAACAACCTCTCTCTGTGTTTTCGATATTTTCAACGCTCACTCTCCTTTCACACCTGCTAACCGTGATATCGCTTACTGCCTGCCTTGTTGGATGTCAATAAGTTGATTGACAACTCCAGAAACCTCTACCTCGAATGGTGCAGCCTGTAGCCTACCCATATGAGCGCCACCCTGCGACTTGTTTGGCAAGCAACCAACGTAGTAACCTATACTGCCGTCGCATGGCTGCCCCATCTCGGCACCGCATATCGGGCACGTACCCCACACAGCCCGCTCGTCATATGTCAGTTGTCTTTTCACCGCTCACCCTCACTTCCCAGCATCTTCTCGGTGTAGTCATCTATCAACGCTTCTGCTATTGCGTCGCGTACTTCATCATCTGCCATCAACTCGTTTACATGGAAGACTTCACCGCACGCTTGGCACTCGAAGTAATCATCGATGAAGCCATCATTGCAACGCTCATCACACTGAGTGCATCCTTCAATGCCAGAACAATTAGGACACTCTGCCTCTAAAACCGTTGCGCCGCACACGATACATCTGTAATCAGGTTTCATCGCTCAATCGCCTTTCGCCTATACATGCTCTCTGACAACCTTGATCACACGGTCAGCCTCTGCCCTATCGGAATCCTTTTCTTCTTCAGGCAGCTGCTCATAGTCAGTATTCATCTGACGTTCCCAGCGCTCACGAAATGCAGATGGCATAATCCATACGCACTGCGTAGTGCCATCTAGCTCCATGTTGCGAAAGTAGCCTTTGCTGAATAGGTACTTCATCCAACCAGACCATTGCTCGTGTGCTAAGTCTGCCAATGCTTCACGTAATGTATCCATCGCTCAGTCCTTTCTCAAAGTATTGATATTTAACGGATAGAGCAACTTACTTTCTTGGTGGTACTGAATGACTAATCCAGATACATCGATGGCAATGTGGGCATTTGTAACC